CTCTCTGGATGATGTTTGTGATGGGTTTCACCCCACTTCGTCTAGTGACAGTATTGTTGGGTCACCACCGCCAGATCATGGTGACTCTGCATCCCAACCCTTTGTATCTGACTCCCCTGCTCATTCACCTTCATCACCAGCCGGATCACAAGTCCCCATGTCCTCTACTACTTCATCGACATCCTCTACTACCACTACATGCACCACCCTTAATAATATTTCTCCTACTGCAAATTCTGAATCTGCCTGTTGCTCCTCCAGTCTTGGTGTGTCTTCGAGCATCCGGGTGGTTTCAAGATTCACTGAATTTGGGTCAGCCCCCATCACCGGGGTTGCCTGTGCAGTCAGTGGTGTGTGTACCAGCCAGTTACCCACCGGCGCCGAAGATGAGTTTGGTGCTAGGCACCTATTTTGTGACGAGGAGGAGAAGGAGAGTGAGCCAAGTGACAACCCCCTTGTGGGAGAGCAATTGCTTCGTCTTGACTTACCCTCCGACTGCACTATCCCGGTTCACTTAGTTGAGCGTATGAAGTCCATCTCTGTCTTTGAGCAGTTTGAGCTTCTAACTTCGACTCTATCTGCCCCAACTCATACCGCACTTCTTACCTGGTTCAAGCGGTTACGCCCGGAGGACCGATCTGCCCTGTTGTCTCAGCCTGGACGATGGGAGAAGACTGTGAACGCTGCCCTTCAGCGTATACCTGGTGCCAAGGCCGAGCCCAGATATCCCGCTGCCTATCCACTCCCTCTCCCCCCGCCAGCACCACCACTGTCACAAGTCATTTCTGTACCCCCTGAGACCAACCTCCCACCCCTTGTTGTTCAGGGTGGTGAGATTGATGTTGGTGCCCGTGTGCCTGGTCTTCCTGACCTGACCAGTTTTCTCGTTGAAAACCATGTGGGGAGTCCACCTTCTTTTACTATTCGGCGATTCCCAATTCTCTCAACGCAGCAGGGTCCACGGAGCATACAGATTGATCCCACCGTGTGGCGCACACTTGGTCAATTCTTCTTCGACCTTCTTGAGAATGTCATTACCACTCAAGTCGGTCGCAGTGAGCATTTCAACATGGGGGGCGTGGATACGGAGTTTGCAGTTCATGACGTGCACACACGTACTATGGGCTTACTCTTTGGCCGGTGGAGTCGCGCACCGGACAAGCTTATTGCCACTCCCATCGACGCTGCAGGGTACGTCGTATATCATTTCGCAGATGTGTGCACTGAGCTCGTCCGGTATCTTCTTGAGCACAAT